TCCTAAATCCTGCAAGTGCAAGTTCTAGTCTTGATTCTACGTTGCTGACCGTGACTAGATTGAATGGTGGATAATTCTTCGTTGTTTCGTGGAGATTAAACAACCTATCGAAGTATTCATCCATTCCTATGCTATTCCTATTTATGCGCTCCATCAGCGCAGGCAGGTCCGCAGCAGTGTACCGTGCAAGGTTTCCCATGATTGTAGCTCCTTTAAAAGCGAGTTTGTATTTTGTGGACCCCGAAGGCATCCATCATTATTTATACCATAGCATAAAAAAACGGAGTGTTGAACTCCGTAGATTTTTATTCGGTTACTTCAACCTTCTTCTTTTTCGATCCAATATTGTACTTAGTCTCAAGAATCCATTCTTGTTTATCTCTAAATGCAAGAACCTTAATCTGATTGAGTGGTGCGATATCCTGAATTTTATCGGCATCTACAATACTAACTAAACCCCAGTCGGCAAGTAGTTGTGCAATACGATTACGTCTCTGAACATCATTCAATGTTAGATTTGCATGCTTTCCATCAAGTGCAAACAATTCTTTAAAATGTACGAGGAAGTATCTTCCTTGCTTATGAAGAATATGGCAGGATTGATAGATCTTTTTCTCTTTCCTAGAAGCAACTCCAATACGGGTCAAAGTTTCACGCACTTTCAAAAAGTCGTCTGGTTCATTAAGAACCACTTCAACCATTTTTTCTGGCGACCATTTCACTTCAGGTTCTTGAACGACACTCATTTTGTTCCTCCAGTCTCAAATTTAGATTTAATAAATGTAAGTTGTTCGTGTGTTAAAATTTTCAGAGCCTGCTTTGCCTTTTCGTTACTATATCCATAGTAACGTTTAACATAATCAAGGTCTTGTATTTTATCTTGTCGGATCCAGGGAGAGAACCTCTTCTTTTTCCTCACACTATTTAGAAAAAAATCATATTGCATTTTCTTAGGTAGAAAATGATATTGATTCATCTCATTTGCGAAGAGAACAGTGTCTAAATGTCCCGAAAGACATCTGTTAATAATAAAAGGAGGATACTCTTTTTCAATCAAAGCATCCTCATCAATCAAATTTTTCTTTGTAAGATTGATTGAGTTCAACCAGTCTTTCAATTCCATAATTAAATGTTACCTTTTTTACGATCGTTTTTTTTACGGTTGCGCTCATTTTGTTTGGGAGTTGCCCATCTTAGATTATCCAAGTGATTATTTGTTGGATCATCATCTTTATGGTCAATGAGTGCAGTATCTCTTACCCACTGCTTTGCTTCTTTTGGAAGGTCTTTCCAACAGTCTCTGAGTTGTTCTGGTGGAAACTCATCGATAGGCATCCACGTCTCCGCTACCGCCCTGTGGTAGGAGATATTGATTTTGCCAAAGTTCCAGTTCTTCCGATCGTTTCCTCTGGTGTGAGTGTAGTCTTCGAAGAAACCTCTCTTAATTGAAGCACGGAAGAACAGTGCTTCAAGTCTACCAGTTCTTTTAGATACTGATTTAGACTTACTCATAAACTGCATTGTTTTGGTGCTGTATACATCACCTTTTACAGATACATAGTATCCAGGAATTTCTTTTCCAAACCTTACTAATGGTTTAAATTTTTCATGAAAATCAAGAACATTAGACATTAGATTCACCTCCCGAAATAAAATTATTCATTGACTTTGCAAGTAGCAAAATGTCAACGTCAGTAGGATACTCTGGATATTCTCCAGGATCTTCACCCCTTTCATTCAGGATGTTGTATCTATTCTCTAACGAATCATATCTTCGTATAAGACGATCTTCAGCACGTTGGAGTAATTCCCAACGTAACTCATACGGGTTAGCTGCCATTGTTATTAAATTGGTGTGTGTATTAGATGTGTGTGTCGAATATAATCAACACTCATATCGTACCTTATTTATACACCGGTTCTTGAATTTTGTCAAGGGGGTAATTCAATAACAAAAGTTCTTTACGTTGCTGCTGCTCACGCATATATTCACCAACAGATCTCATCGTATAAGTCAGGTCGAACTCTCCTGTTTGGTATTCTTTGAACCTGTCTTTGACCAATTGAGACGCATTATAAGATATGAGTTGAGGACCACCAACGAGAGCACAATCGGCAGCAAAAATATCGTGATCGAATGATTTGTGCATATTACCTTTCCTTCCGTATAGGTTAGATCCAATATCGTAGGGTGGGTCAAGGTAGGTGAAAGTATTGCCTGAGTCGGTAAGTAAGTTTTCATAACTAAGATTGGTAATTTTCCAATTTTGAATTATTCCAGAATATCCGGGGAGTTTTTCAATTCCTCGCATTGAGAAGTTGGAGACACTTGCTTGTCTACTGAAGGACGAGGATTCGGTGAGACCACTAAAACTGCACTTATTAACAATATAAAAAGCAGCTGCGCGAGATAAATCCGATTCAGTATAGTCATTGACAATGTTTTTTGATTTTAAAAATAATTCTCTTGCAGAATCTTCATCAGAATTTCTGGATTTTGTATCCTGTAGTTCTCTGTAGAGAGCGTCCCCCTGATCCTTCAGGACCCTCCAGAAGGTCACCAGAGGTTCGTAGAAGTCGTTTACCCACACTTCTATATGAGGATACTTCTTGGTGATATGAACGGCAACACTGCCACCACCAAGGAATGGTTCACGATATTCTGTATAGTCTCTAAGATCAGGAATGAACTGATCCAGTTTGGTGCAAGCGCGACTTTTTCCACCAGGATATCGGAGAGGAGTCTTCAATGATTTCATACTCATACCATTTCCTCAATCAACTTATAAAGTTTAGTAGCAAAATCTTCCTTCTCTACTGGAACCACATTCCTAGCAAGGAATGTAATATCATCAAAATGCACCCTAAAACGAACTCCTGCGTCTTTAATATCTGTTTGCTTCATACAAGCATCCCAAGTGCAGATACCTACAGTATACGTTTTGGTATCCCACAATAGCATATAATCAAAAGTTTTTTCAGGAAGTCCCAAATTTTTACCTTGAAAGTTTTTTAAGGTAATCCACCTTGTCCATGGTATGGTCTTACAAAAAAGACCGTCCATACCTTTCGATTCATAGTAGAGATCATCTACGAGTCCAAAAAAATCTCTACCATTTTCTGTGTCTCCAACATATTTAAGTTGTCCACCACTATATTTGGCAATAGAAATTTCCTGAACCTCTGCTCGTAGAGGTCTAGTTTGATTTCTCTTTAGTCCATCAGTAGATTTAACGACACCAAAAATAGAAGGAAAATCAAATGAATTCGGATTGATCATAATCAGGTTTGTTGTATTTCAAGAATTCCCAGAAGGTCAATTTCATTTCCTTCTGAGTCATCCCACAGTGCTTGGCAGCTGTGGGCAAGTTCATTGTAGCACGAAACAGCGCTTGATTTGCTTCCTCAACGTTCTGTGGTGTAGTCTTAACATTTGGTGGGACCAGGTTACTCTTATCAATCTTTAGTAATCCCATTAGAAAGTATTAGGATTAGCAGTGTCTATAAGTTCTGTAAGATAATCCTGAAAACTCAGTGTGCTTTCTGCCATTATCCTATATCCCATTCCGACATATAGTTGTCCCAATAACACTGATACTGTAGCAGTTCCCCAAAAAATATAGTAGAACTTGGACTTAACTTGACACTTTTTCGTTTGTTTCATCGTAAGTAATAGTAATTTGATTGTATACTTTATCTCGGTTGTCACTGTTGTATACATGACAGCGTTCTACCTTAGCATTCAATAGTTTCTCAATATTATTGAGTTGCCATTCAGCAGCATACTTCTTGAACCCATCATCCATCCAACTCTTATTGGATCCTGGTGTGTTAAATTCTTCCATTTTTATAATTATAGAATTAACTTTTTAGTAGGAGTCGATAGTTTACCAAACATAGAGTTATACTGTTCGATTATTTCTTCTTGAGGATTTCCTTCATATACAACGTATTTTTTTGTAACTTCAATTTTATCTTTTTGAAGTAAAGGGGACCAAGGAGCAAAAGCAATTCTTCCCTCTTGTGGAGAAGGAACTGCTACGATTGCATTTTCGATTATATAAGAATCGGTTGTTTCTTCAACAATGTCAGTGATTACATCTTCACCAGACCACATACGAATTAATTTTACAGTCATTTAAATTTTCATTAATAATATTATTTTAGCAAATCAACTATGAAAAGTCAATCATTTTCGTTTAAACCCCATACTTTAAATTCATAATCTTCAATAACAGGATTGGAGAATAACCTGTCACTTAATTTTTCTATTTCTTTTTCAGCAGTCTCCTTATTAGGTGCCTCAAAGTCAACTTCAATTAGTTTACCCAATCTCAGTTTTTCCATCTTTAACTCAGATAGTCTACCACAAGCATCTCTTACAGCATTACCAGCAGAGTCATCAACTGCTGCTCTCAGTCTAACATAAACCTTTGCCTTAAACTTCATCTAGTTTCATACTCCCTAATTAATCGTTCAATTTGTTTCTTGTCTGTACCACAAGGTGCATTCCTTAAACAGATAAGAGTTGCAGCAGTATCTGAGATTGTTGGTTTAATTGTAAATCCCCACTTGTCAACCTCACCTTCTACAGGTGCTTCACAAGGGTCAAATTCATGTGCCATTAAAATCCTCCACCTTTACTCTTTTTCTTTGATTTAGGTAACAACTCTTTTAGTTCTTTCTCCGAGTAATGTTGACACAATTCAAGCATCTTATCTAAAGCATATTGAAATTGAGAACCTGCACTCATTTTACTAAGTAGATGATGTGCTACATCATATCTAAGTTCTTCAAGTTTATTCTTGCTCACTTGAATTTACACTCGATAAGTCATAATTATAATGAAAATATGTATTGGCAACCATTCCAGCCATAGACAACCAATAAACCATAATAAGGGTCATACCAATTTTAGTTGGAATACCTGTCATTTGAATTCACACTCCACCATAATCTCAGTCAAACAAGCAAGCATATTTATTTCTTGATCTGCCACAAATGCTGCCTGATACTGATACTTAGCAAGAACAAGCACAGCAGCAGGGACACTATTCTGAACCAAGGAATCATAAAGAACATCGTAAATACGACGCAACAATACAGTGGTATCATTGTCCAAATTAGAAACGATCCACTTACGTACTTCAGGAAAGTTTTTTTCCTTAAGGTTTTTAATAAGTTCATTTACTGCTATGTCTGAAAACGATGCGAGAATGCCCGAATCAATCGAACCAGAAACGGAGTATCTTTGACACTCGTTAAGGACTCTTCGCCAGTCGGGAAAGTGCTTGTTGATGAGTTCAACGAGTACTTTGTTGTCGTAGGTGATTCCTTCAAGGTCGAGTATTTGTTTGACACGCTTGAAGAATTGTGCTGCGATTCCTTGCCTTTCTTTTCCTTTGATGCCAAATTCAATGACGGTACAACGGGAATGGAGAGGTTCAAGGATTTTGTTTTTGTAGTTGCAGGTGAAGATGAATCTGCAATTGCCAGCGAACTCCTCAATAAACGCCCGTAATAGGAGTTGTACATCATTGGATGTGTTGTCAGCTTCGTCAATGATGATGACTTTGTGTTTAGAATCTGACGTAAGCGATACGGTCGAAGCGAAATTCTTCGCATTGTTTCGGACAGTATCAAGGAATCGTCCCTCATCGGATCCATTGATGACATAAACATCTACTCCAAGTTCTCTACATAGTGCCTTTGCTACTGTTGTTTTACCGATGCCTGGAGGACCGGCAAGTAGCATATTAGGTATCTCTCCCTTATCTAGGAAAGATTGAAAAGTTTTTTTTGTACTCTCAGGGAGAATACATTCTTCAATAGTTTGTGGTCGATACTTCTCGACCCAGATGAAGTTGCTCATAATTAAATCCAATCAGGTTTACGATGGGGAAGACGAAGATAATTATCGCATACCCAAGGTTTAGATGCAATATACATCTTATAAGCAGTGAAAATATCAATGCTCGT